TGATAGAAACAATAAGGTTATTTTTTATCAAACTAGGTCATTATCTGGAGATATCCCAAAATACTTAGGAAAAGTTGGGTATGATAAATCTCTTTTTGGAATAGATAAGGTAGATCCTTTATTAGATTATATTTTCATCTTTGAAGGACCTATAGACTCGATGTTTGTTAAAAACGCAGTAAGTGCTGCTGGATTGTCTTTAAACCCTTTGCAAAGAAAACAGCTTAACGAGTTTCCTTTTCATAAAAAAATATGGGTGTTGGATAATCCATTATTTGACAAAACCGCCAAAGAAAAAATAAAAGAACTCTCTAGAAAAGGAGAAACCGTTTTCATGTGGTCATCCGATATGAGATTTAAAGACTTTAACGATTTAGCAGTAAGTGAAAAGTTAGATGAAATAGACTATAATGTTATATTAGACAATATATTCTAACTTCCCATTTTAAGTTGTTCGGTATCTCTTAACTTTTTAGGAGCAGTATTGATATAGGTATCAAGAACCGCTTTCAATTTTTCAATCTCGCCGGTAATTCTAGTAATAGAATCGGATGCTTTTCTAGTAACACCTCTGAGCAAGCTACCTGCTCTATCATTATCAGCAAGAGTTTTATGTAACGAATCTTCTTGGGGGCTATTTAAAAACATTGCAAACTCATCCAATTTTTTAGACCATTCCAATACTTTTTCAATATTCTGTACTGTCAAATCTGGTGAAACGCCTTCAACATCAAATTGTGATGGGTCAGTATTTGGATCCAATGACCCCTCTAGGTCTTGTTGATTTTGTTCTGGTGTGAATTGTTCCGGTGCTTTTGGTGTTTTTTCATCGGGGACAACTTCTTCTTGTTCTTTGAATAATGAATATAAGAAATTTTTAACAAAAGGAACATCTGAACTTTCTTTCAAATCTAATCTTGTGATATTTGAACTTAAAATTCTTTTTACTTCCGAACGTGCCTTTGTATTTTTCATATTTTTCTTTTTGACTTTCTTATAATTACTCATTACACTATATTTATCTTAAATATTTACTTTTAATATGAACAAAATAAACAAAGAATATATAATCGTCACAGCCACACCCAAGGATATAACAGATTTTAATAAAAATTCTCAGTTAGCATTGTCTTTGGATAAAATTGGTTTGCGACGTAACTGTATTGTAAAATGTCAAAACACACAAGGTCTTCCTTCCGTATATAATTCATTTATTACTGAAGAAAATAGAGAAAAATACGTAATTTTCATCCATGACGATGTTTTAATCGAAGATTTATTTCTTGAGGAAAAATTACAACTAGCATTTGAAAAATATGATATTGTTGGGTTGGCGGGTTCTAAAAAGTGCGATCTGAATGCGCCGATGTCTGCGTGGCATCTTATGTCGGAACGAAACGATTGGGTGGGTGAAGTATCACATTCCAAAGATAAAAAATGTTGGACTACGGTTTTTGGTGATACAGACTCTCGTGCTTTGATTTTAGATGGTTTGTTTATTGGTGTTAATATATCTAGACTTTTAGATACAAATACTAGATTTGATGAAAACTTCAGCTTTCATCATTATGATATAAGTTTTTGTTTAAGAGCGAATGCAAATAGATTAAAAATGGGCGTTTATCCTATAAAAGTTACCCATTTTGGTATGGGAGATTCTATGAATACTCCAGAATGGCACGAAAGCGCAATTAAATTTAAATCATTATATAAATGAAAAAGCCATTGACTGATAACTTATTTCTTAATTTAGATTGGGTTCTTAAAAAAAATAAAGAAGAACCAACTGATAAAAATGTATCTGCATTTATTTTTAATAGATGGATATCTATGTCAAATGTTGATAATTCAAACATTCTAAATATTACAACTAATAGATGGATGATAAAGCTGCTAGATTTTCCGTTTTTAAATTTTTACAAAATAATTTTATCAAAGAAAAAAGGAGATATAAAATATATTAAAAAACAAAACAACCAAGAGATACCAGTTGATATTAATATGATTTCAAATAATATGGAAATTTCTAAAAGAGAAATTATTTTTTTAGAAAAAGCACTTGCGGATTTAACAACATATAGTAATTAAATATATGATTACAAGACCAGAACAAGAAGATTTAATTGGCGGTAAGGTGCAATTGGAACACTACAAGGGAGGTTCGTTGGAACTAATAGATTGGCATCTAGACAAAGTATTGGACGATATTCTCATGTGTCAATATGTAGATGTTAATGATGCGGGTACCGAGGTCAAGAGGGGTAGCATTTGGGTCCCTATTAATACGGTGCATTTCGCATGGAGAGTGGCTAAGGTTTTACTAGCAGGACCAAATTGTAAAACAGTCAAACAAGGAGATCATATTATTTTTCCAAATGACAAAGGCATTCAGGTTAATAATTTAAATGGATTGAAAAATATTGTTTTCTTAAATGAGAGCAGAATATTTGGAGTATGTTCACCTATTGATTAACAATGTCACTAAGCATAACAGGATTAAAAAGTTTATGTAGTTCTTCTATCGTAGAAGTAAAATTTGTACGAAGGACCAAACTGCGTATACCACCAACCCGAAGAATGTTATGCACCTTAAATGTGGCAGTTTTAAATTCAACATTAGGTAAAAATATACTTAACTTCGTTCCTCCCACATCCGAACCCCCATATAACGCAGAGTCTAAAGGTCTTGTTGTTGTATGGGATATCTTTATGCAAGACTGGAGAGCCATACCAGCCAATAGCTGTGAACTGGTAAAAGTTTTTAAAATGGGATCTAAAAATGAACAAGCTGAATTTTGGAGATATTTCGATCTTGTTTTAAATAAGATGACGGCTGCTCAAAAAAGAGCATTTATGAACAAATAATGACTATACACGGTTCTCAATTAGAAAAAGCATGTAAATTTTTATTGCAAAAAAATATTGTAATGGACATAGGCAAAAAATCTTATAAAAAAGGAAAGTTAATTCTTTTTTATCAAAAAAATTTCTTTTTAGTATTTATTATGAATACCGTAAAAAAAGAAAAAGAAAAGATAGAAATTCCTATACCATATGGTGTTGAAATTCATGCAGATGATAATTTAGTATTTTTCGACTACCGCATTAAAACACTTGCTAAATATGCACCTGAAATTGAAATTAATTTAAACTTATATCCAAAAAAAGTTGCAGGTAATAAATTTTGGGATACAATATTATCTTTAGATGGAAACTAACAAATCAATACCCGTATATAGCGTTTTTTCTGGAATTATTTATGATGTTCTGGAAAGTGATGTAAAACTTTTAGATGTTGGTCAAATACCGTTGACCAAATACCCTCCCAGCAATTGTAAAAAATGCTACGGTAGACACAATAGAGGAAGAAACCAACAAGACTATTGTTTTCCTCCATGTTCTTGCTTGCGCAAAGTTGTAAATGTTGATATAGTGAGAAGTCTTGAAAACTTCAGAGATTAAAAATAAACTAGTAGATTTTTTTCCAGAAAATTCTAAACCACGAAAACAACAAGAAGAAGCACTTTCTAAAATAGAAAAGTGCTTCAATACTGGTAAAAAATTTGTTATTGGTTGTCTACCCACCGGCTCTGGTAAAAGCCATATAGGACTCACTGTGGGCAATTCATCATCATATATGGATGATACTCTCATTGGTCTTATAAATTCTTATGGGATTTATAAGAAAAATAAGAACAATGAATATCTATATGAAGATACTTTTTTAAATGCTAAATCTTCTAGTTCTTTCATTCTTACTATAACAAAATCGTTACAGGATCAATATCAGGGTCTGTTTCCAGATACTCCAACCATTAAAGGTAAGAACAATTATCAGTGTGAGGTTGATTATAACTTCACAACAGATAATGCCCCGTGTATGTTTTCCCCCAAACAAAAACAGGAGTGTTTTGATGCAGATGTTTGTCCTTATTATAGAGCAAGAAATGCATCATTGTCGGCACATTGTCCTATTTTAAATTACCGGTTATTTTTCAATTTACCGGATTTTTTAAAGAAACGGGAAATTTATATTTGTGACGAAGCAAATGGGTTGGAGGATGAACTTGTTTCTAAATGTAGTCTCAATTTACAATATACATCTTTACTATCGGAGAATATAAAATTTAAAAAACTTCTTACAGATGATCAAAAAACATCATTATCTTGGTTACAGGATATATATCTCCAAGTAGAATCCGAGTTCGATAATGTTAAATCAGAATTATCAAATATGCCAAGCGGAATTAGTGATAAGAACTATTTTAAATGCATGCAACGTATGTCTAAATTAAATAGACTATACAATTCATTAAAGGAAACCGTAGAAAATTGGGAACGGTGTTCTTTTCTAACAGAGAAAAGAGACGGTGACGGTGTTATTTTTTGTCCATATGATATTAAGCCAATAGCACAAGATATGTTTCAACGAGCAGATAAGATATTGATGATGTCTGCTACTATTAGTAATCATAAAGAATATGCGAAAAGTTTAGGCATTAAAAATTATGAATATTTTGAAATGGATTCTACGTTTGATCCTAAACGTTCCCCGATTCTTTGTAGTAGAAAGTTTAAATTGTCATACAAAACAATGGAACAAAATCTTCCACATGTTTTAAATGCCGCGATTTCTATTACAGAAAAACATAAAAATGAAAAAGGACTAATTCATACTCATACTAATCAAATAGCCGATAAATTGAAAACCAAAATTGGAGACGATTCGAGGTTTTTATTTAGAGATATTGCAACTAATAATGAAATGCTCTTGGAAACACATAAAAATACAAGTGAACCTACAGTATTAGTTAGCCCATCATTAGATACTGGTGTTAGTTTAGATGGAGACTTGGGAAGATTTCAAATAATTTTAAAATCCCCATATTTACCACTTGGTTCTAAAAGAATAAAAACTATGTTTGAGAAAAATCCAACGCAATACACCATGAAAATGTTGGACAAATTAATTCAGATGTGTGGTAGATGTACCAGATCGAAAGATGATTATTCTATGACATATATTCTAGATGGTGTTGTTGCGGATGCCATAATGAGAGAAAAACACAATCTTCCAAAACATTTTTTAGATAGAATTGTATAATTATGTAAATATACATAGTGAAAAAATATACATACTATTGGGAGATTCAGACGATATTAGAACAATTCGTTGGTGCTTTCAATGATATCTTTATAAAAAGATATGATAATGAAAAAAATCCATCGTTACCTTTAAACAATATTAAGGTGAAGTATGTGTATGGACCAAAACAAAGAATATTTAATAATTTACAAAATCCAGCACCGGGTGGTATTACAGTTCCGGCAATTGCTGTTAGCATAGCATCCATATCAAGAGATGCTAATAGAGTTTTTAATAAAAATGATGGTTATAATGTTGTTTACAACAAAACACCAACTCCATCAAATTACGTAAAATATATACCTCAACCTATACCTATTAATATCGGTGTTAATATGACTTTGATAACAAAATATCAAAATGATATGGAACAACTTATATCTAATTTTGCACCATATTGTGATCCATATATAGTAATATCCTGGAAAACTCCCGATTTGGACGGTTCAATAGTGCCATACGAAATAAGAACCGAGGTTTTGTGGAACGGTAGTATAGCATTACAATACCCAAACGATGCGGGTCCTAGTCAAGCATTTAGAATAACCGCTGATACATCTTTTACTATAAAGGGATGGTTGTTCAAAAAAATGGACGAGGTCATTAAAAAAATTTATGTAATAAATTCGGATTATACGGCAATTAACGATAATTCAGAAATATTAATAGACATTGATGATAGACAAACGGATTATTTAACACTGTCGGCTAGACCACAACCAAGAATCGTTGAACCTTGTTCCGTATTAATTTCGGATAATCCAGGAGCAACCATTTTTCCTACTATTCAAATATATGGAAAATCTTTTTTCGAAATTAGAAATGTATACCTAAGTGCATCTAATGAAAATATGTTTACGGGAATTACAACATATCAACCATTTTCCGGTATTTCCAGAATGGATGATATGTATCCATCGTTCAGAGGAATTGTTGTCCCGGAATTTATTTTATACAACGAAAATTATTTAACGTTTGAGATGCCACAAATTCCAACCCAAAATGGATTGATAGATGTAATAATAGAAAACGAAGCCGGGTATGGAATTTTAACCAAAGACAACCAATTACCTAAACAATACACATATGATGGAGCATTAGGACTTGAATGTAAAGACTGTGGTCTATATGGGTTAAATATATCATAAATATAATTTGATTTTTGCGATAAATAGTTAATTATAGTTATATGCCTGATATTTTACCACAACCAAATAGACAATCAGATAATGGGAGAAGTTTTATATCTTCTATTTTGTCTAAATTGCCATATGTAGATCAGGCATTAGATGTTGGTGATACTAATCCAAAATACGAATTATTCGATAGACTATCTAAAAAACGCGAATTGAGAGTCATGCAACAATCGGTTATTACCGGACCGTTCATGAATCAAAACAATTCGGATTACTATAATCCAAATTTGATGTCAACCGATAAGGGTTATCATAATTTTATCTATGCTCAAATAGATACCGATAAAATAAGAAGATTGTCAGAATATAGAAGAATGGCAGCATTTTCTGAGGTTGCTGATTGTATTGATGCAATATGCGATGAGTTTATAAATAAAGATGAAAATGGAAAAGTTGTAAATATTGCCTTTTCGGGATTCAATAAAATTGATAGTGAAGAAAAAAGAGAAATTGAAAAAGAATTTTATAAATTCATTCAAAGTTTTGATATTGAACATAAAGGTTGGGGATATTGTAGGCAATTGTTAACCGAAGGTGAAATCTTTTTTGAAAATATTGTACACGAGAGAAATAAAGATTTGGGTATAATAGGGGTATTAAATGTTCCGGGTGAATTGATTAACCCCATTTATGATAACATACAAAACAATGTTATACAAAATTTCATTTTCCAAAAACCAATAAACATGACCAATAATCAGCAAGGACAACCAAACTTGCCGATGCCGAATCCTAATGCAACAAATTCTTTACAGCATCAACTAATAACATTTGAAGGAAATCAAATAACATATATAAATTCTGGTATTTGGAATGAAGATATGTCTATCCGAATACCACATATCGAAAAAGGTAGAAGGGCATATAAACAATTGTCTTTAATCGAAGATGCTATTGTTATTTATCGTTTGGTTAGAGCACCAGAAAGATTAAAGTTTGTTATCGATGTGGGTAATATGCCTCCAGCAAAAGCAGAGGCATATTTGAAACAATTGATGCAGTCGTATTGGTCTAAAAAGACATATGATCCGCAAGCTGGTGGTGGAAGTGCTGGTAATATATATGATCCACAATCTATGTTGGATTCATTTTGGTTTGCTAAAAGAACAGGAGAAACTGGTTCAGATGTTCAAGTGTTAAACGGTGGACAAAATCTAGGTGAATTAAAGGATTTAATGTATTTTGTAACAAAACTTTACAATGCATTGGGTGTGCCAGCAACACGATTAAACCCCGAAGATTCGTTTAAAGATGGGTCGGAAATTCTGAGAGAAGAATTAAGATTTGCTAAAATGATATTGAGAATACAATATCAATTCGCAAAAGGTCTCAAAGATGCTTTCATAACACATTTAAAAATAAGAGGTTGGTGGGATGAATATAAATTACATGAATCTTATTTCGATTTAGAATTTGTTCCTCCTAGTAGTTATTTTGCGTTGAGACAAAATCAAAATTTGGAATTAAAGATTAAGAATTTTGAAAGTATGGCAGCACAAGATCAAATTTCAAAAACTTTTGCAATGCGTCATTATTTGGACTTAAATGATTCAAAAATAAGCGAAAATATGGAATGGTTGAGAAAAGATGCGGCATTGAAGTGGGAATTGGATCAAATAGCTCAGACTGGTCCAAATTGGAGAGAACATCTGGAAGCTGCTGAGAATGTTGCACAGGCTGGTAACTTAGGAGGAGGGGATGGTGGTGGAATGACATCATCTGGTGGTTCGGCTATTCCAGAGTTTGGTGGAGGCGGTGGAGAAACTGCACCAGTTGGTGGTGAGGTTCCAGTTGCTGGTGCAGATGCGGTGCCAGAAGTTGGAGCAGTAGAGGGTGAAATTCAAACAGGAGAACAACCGGTATAATATATGAACACAGTAACAGTAAACATGCAAACTCCAGATAATATTACCGTATATATAGATGCAGATGGGGTGGGATTAAAACCATTAGCCAATATATTACAAACATTAAGTTCTAGTTATCAACTATTTAATTCAGTTACCACTAATGTTATTGCTAATTCAGCAGCATGGTTTAATGCACCAGAAATAACCGAATTAAACACATTACAAGAACTTTCCGCTTGTTGGGAAGAGACTTGTGATGAGGTTAATTTCTTGCAACAGAATTTATCAGCAAATTGGCAAGGTGCTAGTGATTTTATCAATAATGGTGTTATTGATCCGGGATATTTTTGATTAAAATTTTATTCAAATGTGGAAATAATTTAGATAAGTATTTTTGCTTTATTTTTTAAAGCAATTCAAATAAAACTATGTCTACAATAAACACAATATTAATTAAACGTCGGTTAGCTTCTAGCGGACTTGATTCCTTACCAGTATTATCTGGTGGTGAGTTGGCTTTTAGCGAAAAAAACAACACTCTATATTATGGTTCTGCTACAGGGTCACTAGAAATTGGTGGCGATGGAGCATTCGTAAGTAGAACGTTATCACAAGCAATTTCGGGTGATAAAACATTACTCGGATTGACAACATTATCTGCTGTTACATTTTCACCAAATTCAGTAATTGATCTTGGTTCAAATTTAATAACAAATGTTCTTAACCCAATAAGCGACCAAGACGCAGCAACTAAAAAATATGTTGATGACCTTGGAGCAAGCGGTGGATCAGCAACTACTGCTTTATCATCACACGTTGATACATACTTTGTTGAAAAAATTGAATCAGATGCAGTTGTCCTCAACGGTGGATTAACTGTTTCTACTGGTATTAGTTCTGATACTATCAATACATCCGGAAACGTTGAGATTGGTGGTAACTTGACTGTTACTGGTGATTTCACAGTTCTTGGTGATATATCAACACTTGAAACAACAACCTCGGTTACTAGTTCCTTTAGCGTTATAAATGCTGGTTCTACAACTGCTTTAGTTGTTAACCAAACTGGTGCAACTAACATTGCGGAATTTCAAGATGATGGCGCAACCGCTTTTATCATTGTAGATGGTGGTAATGTTGGTGTCGGTACTGCTACTCCTAATGAAAAATTAACAGTTGTTGGTAATATTTCTGCTACTGGCACAATTTATGCTGCTGGTGGAATGTCAGTTGATGGTGGTGGAGCCAATACAACATTGTATGTTGAAGATGGTAAGGTCGGTATTAATACCGAAACTCCAAATGAGGCATTAACAATCTTTGGTAATATCTCTGCATCACAAAACATCTTTGCTGTAAACGGTGATTTCACTGGTACGCTTGATGCTGATGGTGCTACTACATTAGGATCAACATTATATGTAACTAATGCTGCAACATTCGCTTCTAGCGTTTCTGCTGCTGGTGCATTAACTGTTGATGGTTCAGCTACATTTAATGCTGACGCCACAGTTGTTGATAAATTACAAGTTCAATCGACTGACTTTGTACTTAACACTACTGGTACACACGTAGAAATAGAAGGTTCGAGTGTAAAGGTTGTTAATGATGCACAAACTTCGGATACAACCTACGGTTTAGATGGTATTACAGCTTCTAATCTTGTTGGTAATTATACAATTACCACAACCGGCCTCCCCCTCGGACCTGGGCAGAATATTGTTATTGATTCAAACGGTTCAACTAACGATATTGATTTATTGGCGGCTAATGTAAACATCAGCGGAAACACTGTTGTTACTGGTACTATTACTGGTACTTCTGGTGTATCCGAACTCGTCGATTTCTTAATTGATGGAGGATCGTTCTAAGAAACTTGTAACAGACTAAAAATATAAACTCTAGAAC